TTAGATATCTATTATATTTATACTATTTATAAATCTTAACCACTTATCACTTTTAGATCCGGCTTATTTGCTGAAGGATCAAATTCCCATTGTTGATCCTCTGCACCTTCTTCTCCACCAGCTCCCGCTTTTTCTTTTTCCATCTGAGCCTTCATATCATCAATTTCTTCTTGAGTTAATTTAAGAATCCGTTTATTGACATATTCTTCTGAGAAATATTTACCAACAACAGCATCTCTATATCCCATATCATTTACTAACATTCCTAACCGTTCTCTCATCATTGTTGCTTGTTGTAGTTCCGCAAAATGTGAATCGGTTTGCCATTCATATATTAGTTGATCCTTCACAATCATCCAATCTTGAGAAGAAACAATTCCCTTGAGAAGTAACTGTTTTTCAAGAAGATCATCAAATAAAATATTAAATCTAGATCGTAATCTTTCAATGAAACGAGTAAATTTAACCTCATCCCTTGAAATCTCTTCTGCTCGACCCAGTATAAAGCCTGAATCCTGTTCTAACCGTGAAGGGGGAACATTGAGTGCTTTGTATAGTTTTGTTTTGAAGTAATCAACATCAGCCAATTCACCAAGATTCTCCCCTCCCGGTAACGTAGAAATTTCTGTACCTCTTCCACCTTCTCTTCGTGGAAGCCAGTAATCCTCTAACATACTCATATGCTTACGTTCATCTTTAACTTCACCAGTATTGGAATCATATACCAATTTATTCTTATATTTGCTCATGATATCACGTAGATACTGTTCTGCTTTGATCTTAGGTAGATTACCAACATCAATGTAGAAAATTCTACGTTCAGGAGCGCGTGAGATACGATAAATGACCACCGCATCTTCTAGCATTCGTAATTGATTAAGAGGTTTGATTGCTTTGTGTAGATGACTTAAAACTATTTTCCTATCGGGATTTAATACTCCAGAATGAGCATAAGAAACAGAATCATTAGCAATTTGAATTGTTTGGCCGCCGGCAGTCTGAGAAATTCCCATTGCATTAAACATATAATATTCTTGAAATCCAGAAGTATCAAGCATTGCACCTTCAGGTCCTTGAATAACTTTTGGTTGTCTAACTTTCTTTATTTTAAGGGGATCTATTGGGCGTAATTCGAGGATTCCTCTTTTTGGATTTTTGGTATCAATGATAATGTGGAAATACAATCTACCATCAACATACCATTTCCTAAACATTTCATAACCAACTTTACGAAAATCAAGCAAACGAACCAGTTCTGAGAACTCATTCTTTATGCTTTCTCTAATAGTATCTGATAGATTTGATTTTTCTAGGCTAACGCTGACAGGAGATTCTTCCCTATTTGAAACGATGGCCTCATTAACGACATCATCTATTGCTTGATCACACTCAGGATATGTTGCCATTTCCCGATACTTTTTGATCAATTCTTGTTCATTTTTTGTGACACCTTCCATGTCAACATACGTACCGTATGCTCCACCTGTAGGGCCAACTTCAAGTGCACCATCTTCTGGTTCAGGGAGTGCAAAAGATTGTTTTCTTTTTTCGTCCTTGTCAACTCTTCCTATTGAAAATCCAAATAATTCAACTGCCATACATTCTTCCTAATAGGTGAAATGGGAGCAGATAACTCCACTCCCATATAAAATTGTTCTCTTCATTAATATATATTAGTCTGTTCCAACTGTGGATTCGGTAGACTTCCAATAAGCAAATTCCCATGTTATATCAAAAGTTTGAATATCATTGCTATCCCAAGCTACAGCAATCTCGCTTGTAGCTGACGGCCAGGCTTGTACAAACTCATAACCTTTAGAAACTCCAGTTCCCGCTTTCTTCAGTTGTTCAACTGTCAATGTTCCAGTATAGGAATTAATTTGTACTGAGTTTGCCTCTCTTTTATTTGTTCTATGAGAATTAAGCATTTCCATCCAGTTTTCAATATGATTTCGGATTTCCATACCCTCATCATTATAAACGGATGTTGTTAATTGTGCTGCCGCTCTATTACCAGGAAGCTGTATAGCCCTTCCCATATATGTAACTGTGGCCGCTTCTATCGCTGACCCGGGCAAGGTAGCACCCTTACATAAAAATTTAAAATCGTCAACTTGACTTCCAGTTCCTTGTGCTGTAACAAGGTTACATTGAAATAAACTTCCAAGTGCACCACCCTGTCTTAATTTTTCGGTAAACGTATCTATTGAAAACGCGAGATTGCTCCCGCCGCCTGCTGCTGCCATTTTTTTCTCCGATGACTAGGTTAAAAATAACGGGGGACGGATATTCAAGTCACCGTCTACCCCCCGTCTATTATATTTATATTACTATTTATATTACTATTTATATGTTATTATCCAATAATTTCGCTAAACTCAACTCCAGATCGTACTGCAACAAATTGCAGTTGAATGAAGTTAATTGAACGTGAAGGTTTAACATAGACATCACCACGGAATTCGTTTCGATCAACTACATCCGATGGGTTATTAGATTCGTCACAAACAACAGCAAAATCTTGAAGTCCTTGTCTTCCTTGAACCCCTCTCAAAAAAGGCTCAACGGTTGCCGTAAACCTTGCTCGCGTGAATGCATCGTTGAATTCAAACAAGAATGATTTTGCCATATTAGCAATTGATTTTTCCAAAAGAATAAACAATCTTCGTACATTGATACGATCAAATGCACTTGGTTTTGCTAGTAATGTCTTATCTCCGAAAAGAAGAATTCCACTTCCGGGCATTGCCGTAACAGGATTAACCCCAACTTTATAGAGTGCATCCCTTTGTGTTTTATTCGGATTAAATGGAAGTTTGATTGCATTTCGGATATTACCACGATCTATACCAGCCGGTGACCAGAAAGGATCACGGGATTCATCTGTAAATGCACAACATCCAGCAATATCACCGTTCAATGGAACATATCTGAACACATCATTGTACTTATCGTACATGTATTTCCATCCAGAGTCAAGTACTGCGTATGAAGAACTTGGCATTGAATTACGGAATGATACAATATCATCAACTTCGCTTCCTGCGTTATTAACAACATTTGCTTGTGTAGGTGAAATAAATGCTACACAATCTCTACGATATTCTGCAATATTATTAATTGCATGAATAGCTGTCGCTGCATCTGCATCGCCAGTCATCAGAAGAGTAACATCTGTTTCTTCAGCATTTTTGAATTGATCCATAGCTGTCTGAATATTTCCGGCGGTTGCTGCAGTTCCAGCGGTTCCACCAGTTAGACTTCCAGAAACGATAATTCCTTTACCATTAAATGTTCCGGACGCGACACCACCCCATGCGGTTGTTCCACTATCAAGTAATGTGTCTGCATCACCATCTGCGTGATGATCCATCCATCGAAGATACTCTGAACCTCTATTTACTAAGTCTTTGTAGTAAATACTTTGACCGTCTTCACCTTTGGCTCCGGCGGCAACTGATCCAGTATATGTTTCAACTACTGTATTATTTGCTCCAGTAATTTCACCGTCTTCATCCACAACAGCAATATGAACTTCATCATAGTTTCCGCTGTTTCGTTTGGCGTGTGCTGAAGTAACAGGCTCACTATCGAAAGCATCTGCATATTCCCATCTACGTGAGTGAGTGTTTGCTGCAGCGGCATTTGAAAAAGGTGTCGATACGATCATTACAGTTGAATTAGTAATTGACGAAACTTTACGTTCTTCAGTTGTTCCAACGAGTTTAACAAGATCCCCTACAGTATATTGAACAGCAAGGTTAGTGGATGTTCCAGTTAATGTAGTTCCATTAGCTGAACATGCAAGTGTTCCTGTCATGTCTGATGCTGGTTGACCAAATGCTGATCGTGCTCTACGAGTATAGGCACCAGTATTAGCTATATCTGCGGCACCTACTGCAACCAAAACTGTATTGGATGTTACCGTTGTAACTGAAACGTATTTGGAATTCCAAAAGAGAACATCACCTACGGCAACATCATTCGAAAAAGTTGTTCCCACTCCTAACACAGTAGTATTAGCTAATGTGTATACTACAGAAGTTGCAGTTGGTGAAATATCTGTATTACTGTTAAGTGTTCCATCATCATTTGTATTTGCTCTTGATGCACCACACATGGAAACTCTTAATGTGTTTCCGAGATCTCCTGGATATTTTGCAATGAATGCTCCAGCAGTGGTGATTGCTGATCCACCCATATCTGGATCGTATGTATTCTCATAGGCTTCATCATTATTTACTTGTAGTGCAGTGGCCATAGCCGCATTATTTGCGGTTGTGTGTATGGCACGAACTACTTTAAGATTTCCCGAATATGCGAGATAACTTGCGGCAGTAAACCATGTTTTGTATGTTGCGGCATTAGGTTTCCCAAAGGTTCCTACTAATTCAGTTTCATTAGATACTGTTGTTCTCCAGACCGCTGGGCCCCATTTAAAGGGTCCTGCAAGTGCACCTTCCGTCATGGAAAATTCTGGTACAATCGTAGTAAGATCAATTTCTTTGGTTACAACGCCTGGACTAATTGTAAAAGGCATCTTATCTCTCCTATTATAAGTTGGAAGATTGTGGTTTATGGATTTATTATACCATATTACATTTATTTATCTTTTTACAGTTCTCTAAAATCATAAATATAAAGTAATATCATAAATATACAGAATACGATTATGGATAAATTTAAACTATTAGAAAACGAAAAAATAAAAGAACGATTTCTTAAAAAAGTTGATCGTTCTGAAAAACATACAGAGTGTCATATCTGGCTTGCTTCTAAAAATAAGACAGGTCATGGAATGTTTTCTG